TCACTCGTAATGAAAAGGTCGTCGGTTCGATTCCGACAGGAAGCTCGGATTCGGAACGCCCTCACCACTCGGTGGGGGCGTTTTGTCGTTAAGTACGCCCGTCACGATCCACTCAAGCGGAACGCCCGCCCTCATGGCCCAGCGGCGCAGGACCGAGAGCTTAGGCTCCACCGCCCCCGACAGCCAGCGGCTGACGGTCATGCGATTCACGCCCAGCGCTTCCGCCATTTCGCTCACGCCTACCTTGCTCACGGCAAGAGACTTGCGCAGGCGGTCGCTCAGGTCCCACTTCAGGAGTTCGGTCAAGTCTTCGGGTTGCTGACTCATGCACTTATCATTGCACCCTCCCAGGTCAACCCGCAATAACAGATGCATCATTGAAACGCCCGGCGTGTCCTCCACGCATCTTTTATCGCCGTCATGTCTCATTGAGACATGACGAGCAAATTTGAGACCCCTCGCGTTGTGGTGCCACAAGACCTAATTGGGGCGGCCGAGGCGGCCCGCATCCTGGGAATCAACAAGGCAACACTCACCCGTCGCGTCGCGGCCGGGCGCATTGACCCGCTGGTCAAGCTCGACGGCCCGCGCGGTGTCCTGGTCTTCGACCGCTCAGACATCGAGGCGGTGAAGTAGTGGAAGCCCTCGCAATCGCCGTCGTCGTGTTCGTTGCCCTCCGTGAACGCTGGAAGGCTACCCGTTGAGCCGGTTCGTCTCCCCCGCCGTCGCTGTAGACCTCCTGGGTGTCAATGAGCGCACCCTGCGCCGCTGGGACGCGGACGGCAAGCTCCCCCACACTCGGCGCACGCCGGGCGGCCAGCGCCGCTTCCTCCTGGACGACCTGCGGGAGGCCACGAAGTGAGCTTCCAGGCCATGACGTGGGCAATGGAGGTGGGCAAGACGTACGACCTGCCCTCGCCCACCCGGTTCGTCCTCCTGGCAATGGCGAACTACGCGGACCAGCGCGGTAACAACGTCTTCCCGTCACTCGCCACGTTGCAGGAGGACACGGGCCTCTCTGAGAACACCGTGCGCTCCCACATTCGCCGCTTGAAGACGCTGCGGCTCGTGGAGCGCGGCGACGCCTCCTATGCGAATGCAGTGATCCGCCGTGGCGGCTATCAGCCGAACGTGTGGCGTCTCTGCATGGGTGACGAACCCATGGTGAAGAAGCCTCCCCGCCCTGTGGATAAGTCCGATTCGAGGGGTGCAGGAACTGAGGGGCTCAGCTCTGAGACCCCTCAGAACTGCGGGGGGAGGGGTGCAACGAGGGGTGCAGGAGCCGCACCCGAACCAGAGAACCAGTCAATAGAACCAGCGCCCGCCCAGCCGACCACCTCAGCCGAAGCGGCCGAGCCTGTGGAAAGCCACACGGCCCACGGGCCGGACACCGTGGCCTGTAGCTCCTGCCGGACGCCCACCTCCACCCAGGACATCGACCTCCACGGATGGTGCCCGGCCTGTGTCCGAGGCGCTGAGTTCCGAGAGCAGATCAAAGCACGGCGACTCCTGAAGGCGGTGCCATGAGCTGACGCACTCACCCAAGCACCCATCACCTTCACAAACAGGCTTAAGACGAAAAGAGATTGACCACCATGGATTGCATCCTCACCGCCGAAGGAATCGACATCACGCACGAATCCCTCCGGACCCTGAACCGCACGGTCAGCGGACTGACCATCGACGGCGACGCCCTCGCCAGCACCTCGGCTAACCGACTGTGCGTCGTGTGCCACTGGCCCGCGCATGAGTGCACCTGCAACGCCGAGGTGTGCTCGTGAGCGCCCGGGCGACGGAACGCGAGTTGGCACACGCCCGCTACGAAGAGGCCCGAGGCGTGGAGGCCGCGTTCAACTCTCAGGTGATCAAGCGCCGGAAGGCATGGAAGGACAACCGCGACCCGGGCAAGTGCCGGTCACTGCGGGTCCGACTGGCCGAGGCCGTCGCCCAGCACGAGGCGGCGAAACTCCGGGTGCAAGCGACGTGGAAGGACTGGCATGCACTTCAGTGACCAAGACTCCCTGTTCGACCTCCCAGGCCGGGAGAGCGGCGGTTACGGGCCGGGGAACGGGCGCAAAGCCTGGGGCGGGAACGACAGCACCAAAGCCCGGGCAAAGTGCCGGGCCATGCTCCCGTGGCCCTGCAAGTCCTGCGGTGGCCTGATCACCGCTGACGACCCGGAAAGCACATGGCACGCCGGGCACGTGATCGACCGAGTAGCAGGCGGCACGGACGACGACGTGGAGCCAGAGCACGCGAAGTGCAACACGTCCAGCGGCGGCCGCATCGGCGCGGCCATGACGAACGCCAAGAAAGGCCGGGGACGCCCGGCACCCATCCAACGAGAGAGGACACCGCAATGGTGGTAGAGGTCGGCCAGTACGAGATTCAGGCATGGGATTGCCCAGGATGCGACGAGGTGAACATCGACCCGGGACAAGACGACCTGACCGGAGAGCAGGTGTGCGAGATGTGCGGCGAGGAGGTGCGGGTCGTATGAGCGTCAAGGCGGACAAGCAGGGCGCGGACGTGAAGTGCGACGGCTTCAACCTCGCGGCCGCGCCGTGCCCGAACACGCTGGGGTTCGGGTGGCCCTCGGGTCAGGCCGCGCCCCGGTCGCAGGCCGAGGCCGAGCGCAGTGCACGACGCATTGCGAAGACGAAAGGTTGGAAGTTCACGAGTGGCTCCGACCTGTGCCCGCGGATTCACTCGGGCGGATGATCATGAGCCGAGTTTTTCAGGAAACCGTCAAAGCCCACGCCTGCCGTCCACTCCGTTTGCGTGCGTGCGAGGTGGAGGAACTGGTTATGACCAAGGAGGTGATTTTGCGTGACCGCAACCGTCGTTGAGCGACTGCCGGCCGATTACGAATCGGCCATTGCCGCCGCCGTGGACAAGGTTTTCGAGGACAAGGGCCTGTCCTTCGCCATTGAGCCGCGCTACTGGTCCCCGGCCCCGGCGTCTACGGACATCTCGGCCGCGATCCGGGGAGCCGAGCTGATGGGCCTACCCCTGACCCCCCAAGGCGTCCAGACGGCGCTGGTCCTGGAGGCGAAGTCCGGGGAGATCGACCCGGCGTCCGGCCTGGCGAAGCCGCTCTACGAAGAGTGCGCCGTCCAGGAACCGCGCCGCTCCACCAAGACCACGATCATTCAGATGATCCTCCTGGGCCGGTGCGCCACGATCCCGGATCACCGCGTGGTGTCCACCGCGCAGGACGGCACGAGGGCCTCCCAATTCTTCATGAACATGGTCCGCATGATCGAGGCCACGCTCCGCCGTCGCGGCCTCGAACTGGAAGATGTGGGCATTGAGCAGATTTACCGCTCCCAGGGCCGCGAAAACATCCAGTTCACCAACGGGAGCCGCTGGTGGGTCGTCAAGCCCGAATCCGGCGCGTTCCGTGGCGACGCCGCCGACACCATGTGGTTCGATGAGGCCGGAGAGCTGGACGCCACGAAGTCCGAGGACTTGGTGGCCGGTGCGTTCCCGCTCATGGACACCCGGCCCCTGGGCCAGATCATCATCAGCGGTACGCCGTCCATGGCCCGTGCGGGCATGTTCTGGGACGCGCTGGCCTCCGGCCGCCGGAAGCCGGACGAGTACGGCATCGTGGACTACTGCGCCGAGGACACCGCCGACATCACGGACGAGGCCGTTTGGTGGGCCACCCACCCGGGCCTCGCCTGTGGCCTGACGACCATTGCCAAGATGCGCCGCAACTTCGCCAAGCTGGGGGCCGTCCAGTTCGCGCGGGAATACCTGTGCATCTGGCCGCCGGACACCACCGTCTCCGCCCTGGACCTGAAGAAATGGCACGCGACGGCCGTGGAAGCCTTCGAGTCCATGCCCGAGGGCCTGCCCTGGGGAATCGGGTACGACGTGGACCGGACCGGGACCGTCGCGGCGGTCGCCGTGGCCTGGATCGACGCATTCGACGCCCCGCACGTGCAGATCATGGACCACCGCGCCGGGGTCTCCTGGCTCACCACGTACCTCGCCCGGGCGATCCGGAAACACCCGCGCGTCCCCGTGGCCTATGACAGCATCGGGGAGAACATCAACACTGCCAACTCGCTGGCGCGCATGGGGAACCTGCCAACCAAGCACGTCAAGTCCCTGAACGTCAAGAGCGTTGCGGCCGCGACCGCCCTGATTAGCCAGTCCGTGGAGGCTATGACGATCCAGCACGCCCGACACGGCGGGCTTGACACCGCCGTGGAGAACGCCACGTGGCGCGACTCAGCCGGGAGCCGCCTGTTCCAGCGCGGAAAGGGCGTTGAAATCACGTGCCTGCTGGCCGCTGTGGCGGCCCTGGGAGCCGTCGCGGACGAGAAGCGCCGGGCCTCGGTGTCGATCCCGGGACCGGCCACGTAGACCGCCGACACGCTACTCCGGGCAAACCCGGACAAACCCGGACATGGCCCCGGCTGGATACCCAGCCGGGGCCATTGTTTTACCCGTGGGATTCTTCGACCGCGTCCGCGCACTCTTCGACTTCAGCCCGGTATCCGGGTTCACGGAACCTAACCTGTCCTCGCCCTGGTCCGCAGGAACGGGCCTGTCCCCGATCCTCGCCCAGGACCTCGGCCTCTCCGGTGCCGGTCAGCCCGTCACGATCCGCGAGGCCCTGGAATGCCCGCCGGTCTGGCGCGGCCTCTCCGCCCTGACGACCCTCGCCGCTCAGCTCCAGTTCACCTACGACGATGGCTCCGAGCTGTCCGAGGACGACGCATGGATGAACGGCGCGGTCGGTTCGATCACGGCGGGCCAGCGCCTCGCGGCCATGATTCAGGATCTCGCCCTGGTGCGGGATTCGGTGCTGTGGGTGGAGCGGGACGGCAACAAGATCGTGCAGGCGATCAAGCTCCCCCGCGACCTCTGGGGCCTGGACTACCTGGGCAACGTCATCATCAACGGCAAGGCCGCGCCGAACCAGTCGCAGTTCATCTACCTGCAATCGCTCATGCCGCTGGGGCTGTGCGATGCGGCCGCCGAGACGATCCGCCATTTCCACGACCTCCGGAACACCGTCCGCCAGCGCGGGAAGAATCCGGTACCGCTCGTGGAGCTGAAGGTCACCGAAGAGTGGTACGGCACCGACGATGAGCTGAAAGAGGCTCAGACGAAGTGGAACGCCGCCCGTTCCGCTGAGGGCGGCGCGACGGCCGTCACGCCTCGCGGTCTGGACGTGAAGACCCACACCGGGGCGACCGGGGAGGACTACCTGACCGGGGCGCGGAACGCGCTTCGCCTGGACGTGGCGAACTTCCTGAACCTGAACGCGGCCCTCCTGGAAGGCGCGAACGGCACTTCCGGGACGTATGAGAACACCCTGCAAGCCAAGGATGAGCTGATCACTCTCTCGCTCGAACAGTGGCTTCAGCCCATTGCACAGCGCCTCTCCCAGCCCGACGTGACCACCTCCGGCAGGCGGATCGTGCTGTCCACGAAACCCCTCACTGAGAACGCCGTCACCTCCGCCCGGGGGAACGTCGGCACCGCCACTACCCAGCAAGGAGAACTCTCAGCATGAAATTTGGACTCCTGGGGGCCAAGCTCACGGCCTCCAACCCCGCCGCCCGGACCCACACCTTCGACCTCCTGCACTTCGGTGAGGCCGGTCTGGTGTCCTGGCATGAGCCGGACGGCACTGTCCGTCCGGCCCGCGTCACCGCCGCCGCTGGCGCGCTGACCATTCCGGCCGGTCCGCTCCCGGTCAACGAAGAGCACGACGCATCCAAGCCGCGCGGCGTGATGTCCGTGACTGAGCAGGGCGACAAGCTCGTGGCCTCGGTCGCGTACTTCGACACGGCGGAAGGCCGGAAGTCATGGCAGGACGCCACGGACGGCACCCGCGCCGGAATCTCCGTGGAGATCGATAAGCCCGTGGTCAAGGCCGGTGCGTTCATCGGCGGCGTCCTGGAAGGTGCCGGTCAGGTCAAGGTCCCCGCGTTCCCGTCCTCCAAGGTCACCGCCTCCGAGGCCGAGCCGGTCCCGGACACCGCCCCTGACGGTGAAGGCGACGCGGCCGACGCCGCCCAGCCCGTCACCGCCGAAGACGTCCAGTCCGCTATCGACACCCTCAAGTCCATTCAGGACAACCTCACCGAACAGGAGAACCCCACCATGGGCGCTACCGCCTCCGCCTCCGCACCCGCCGCAACGGACAAGGTGCTGGCATCCCTCGCCGCCATGCTTGGCGTCAAGGACGAGCAGGACCAGGACAAGGGCGGCAAGGTCACGGCCGGTGCGGCCATGACCCTCGCTTCCTTCGTCGAGACCGTTCACGGCATCCGCTCCGGCCTGATCCAGGGGGAAAAGCTCACCGCCGCCCTCGCCACCGTCACCCAGGAGGACGTACTCACCCCCGCCGCCGTCCCGGCCTACCTCGGGGAGCTGTGGGACGGCACCGAATACTTCGAGCGCTTTGCGGACCTCGTGGACCACCAGGACCTCACCGCCCTGACCTACAAGGGCTGGGAATGGGTGGAGGGCATGACCCCCATTGCCGACGACTGGGACCCGGCCTACGACCAGGGCGACTACGACGCGACCCCGCCCACCCAGTCCGCCATGCGCGACATCCCTACCCACGACGTCCAGGCCGTAGGCCGCGAGTGGACCGCTAAGCGCATCGCGGGCGGTAACCGCTTCGACCGCGCCGTGAGCGACTTCCCCGTCCCCGGACAGATGGAGTCCTACCTCCGCGAGCAGGCCGACTACATCAAGCGCCGCCGTGACGCCCGCGTCCGGGCGCACCTCCTCGGAGTGGCGCGGCCCATCGCCGGTACCGGCGCGGATGTTTCCAACACGTGGCGTCGAATCATCCTCGGTTCCCAGCACGTCCTGGAAGACACCCTTCCGACCTACGCGGTGATCGGAAACGACCTCTACCGCGAACTCCTGGGGTCCGACATGCTTGAAAATCTCGCCCTCCTGGAAACCTCCCTGGGCCTGAAGGAGGGCACCCTGTCCGGCTTCCGTATCCGCCCGGCGTCCATCACGGATACCGGCATGAACGGCCGCGTGATCGTCGGGTCCGGAAAGATGACCAAGCTTCACGAACCGTCTGGTTCCCCGATCCGCGTTGACACCCAGGAACTCAGCAAGGGTGCCATTGATAAGGCGGTGTTCTCCTACTACCTCCTGCGTACCAACCTGGTCCACAAGGACGGCGACCCGCTCAACGGCAAGGCCAAGCGCGGCATCGTGGAAGTGACGGCGTAACCATGGGCGCACGGATCCTCCGCACGTCGGACCTGGAAGACCTCGCCGTCATGGTCGCGGACCTCGTGGCCGAGCGCATGGCCGTAATCGAGCGCGCCGAGACCCTGCCCGCCGCCAGGGCGGAAGCCCCCGAGTCGGATCAGGCAGAGGAAGTGGACTGGGGCTTCGAGGGCGACAGTGCAGATGCACAGGAAAACGGCCAGCCGGCTCAGGCAGATGCACAGCCAGCTCCGGACCCCGAGCCGGTAGCCGAGGCCCCCACCCCGGCCCCGGCGAAGACGGCCAAGGCCAAGGGGAAGGGTCAGACTGACCTCCTGGGCCTCGGGGACGAAGAGGACGACGAGTGAAGCGCGTCGGCTGGATCGACACTGACCCGGAGGGCGCAGACCTTGCGGACTGGGCCGATATCCCCGAGCCGGAGACCGTGGAGTTCCTGGCCGAGGTCGCCTTTGAACGGCTCGCGGAGTACGCACCCAAGCCCCTCCCCGAGCCGGACGAGGTGCCCGCCCGCTACCGGCTGGCACAGGTGCTCCTCACCCAGCACCTCGCCGCCCGGAAGTCGGCCGGGGACGACGTGTCCCAGGGCGTGGACGGCCTCATGACCCGCACGTGGCCGCTCGTGCGGGAAGCCTACGACTGCATCCGGCCGCGCCGGTCAGTGTTCGCGGGGATGCTGTGAACACTGACACCCCGCGCGGACAGCTCGCCGCCCAGATCGAGCGCGACAACCCGGAATGGCGGGTGGACCCGTGGCCGCGAGTCCCGGACCGCGTGACCAAGGGAAAGCCTGTCGTCTCCGTCTGGCGCTCCGACACCCGCCCCGGGGCCAACACCACCACGATCACCCACGTGATCACCATCCAGCTCTACGCGGCCAAGGGCATGACCGAGGCCGGAGAGAACGAACTGGACGAGTACCTGGACGCGCTCATGCTCAGCATCGAGCGGGCCAGGGGCTACACCAACACCACGTCCCAGCGGGCCACGTTCGCGGACGACACCCTGTCCGGATTCATCGTCACCACCGAGTGCCAGTCGGCCAACGTCTGGCGCGAAACGATCAAGAAAGAGAGGTCCAGCTAATGGCCCTTGCACCGCACTCCCCCGTCATCATCGAGAACTGCACCCTCACGCTCGACGGCACCGAGTTCTCCACCGCCGTCGATGAGGCCAAGCTGACGCCCGCCGTCACCAAGACTCGGTGGAAGCCGATCAACGGCAAGAAGATCACCATCACCTCCAGGCCGGACTGGACCCTGAACCTGAACCTCGGGCAGGACTTCGACACGACCTCTCTTCAGGCGTTCCTGAATACCATGCACGGCGAGGTCGTCACGTTCGAGATCAAGCCGGAAGGGTCCACCGGGCAGGCCATGGCCACGGGTTCCGTGACCTGCGAGGCCACCGACTTCGGCGGCAAGGGCGACGAACTCGCCACCGCCACCGTCGCGCTCGACGTGGCCGGTGTTCCGGTCTTCACCTGGGGTCCGGCCGGGGCCTGACATGGGACGGTTTGTAGCGCCCAGCGCGACCAGTAGCCGCACATTTCGCGCGGTCGCGCTGGCGCTCAAACTGATCCCCCGCGAGGTGCGAAACGACATTAACCGCACCACCCGCGCCGTCGTGAACCCGTTATGGCGCGACGCGGTTAATTCCCGGGCGCTCACCACGGTCTCCCAAAAGGTACTCGCCAAGGGCGCACGCGTCGCTCCCGGCAACCCCCTGACCCTCATTGCCGCATCCTCCCGGCGGCCCCTGTCCGGCGGCCTCGTGCCCGACGCTCAGGCCCGGGTATTCGAGTTCGGCACCAATGACCGGCAAAAGGTAGCCGAGTACGAACGGTCCGGCCGCCGCTCCAAAGCTCACAAGGTCAAGCGCCACACCCAGCGGCAACTCCCCTGGCGCAACGACAAGGGACGCGTGATCTATCAGGCCGCCGCCGACGTCGCCCCGCGCATCACGTCCCTGTGGGTGCAAATCATCGTCCGCCGCATCTACGAAGCACACGAGAAAGGCCAGTAGTGGCAATCAAAATTGACGTCATTACCGACGTCGCACAGGCCGTCTCCGGCACCGGCAAACTCGCGGACAAGTACAACGACGTCTCCGACGCCCTCATGGACGTCGCCCGCGACGGCGACACCGCCGGAGACAAGATCGAGGCGGCATTCCGCGACGGCGCGAAGGACGTCACGAAGACTGAGCGGGCGCTCAAAGAAGCCGGGCGGGAAGGCACTCGCGCCGGAGACAAGATCGAAAAAGGCCTCCACGAGGGCACCACCGAAGCCCGCAAAATGGACGACGCCCTGGACGCCCTCGGGAAGTCCGGCACCAAGGCAGGGCGCGACATCGGGGACGGGATGGACAAGGCGTCCCAGGAGACCGGGGAATCGTTCAAGACCATCAAGGAAGAGGCCCGGTCCAACCTCTCCGAAACGGTGTCTAGCTTCCGGGGCGACGCCGAGGACATCGGCCAAATCTTCCAGGATATCGCCGGTGGCGTCGTGGCCGACCTTGGCCCGACCGGCCTTGTCCTCGGTGCCGGTATCGCCGCTGGAATCGGTGTCGGCATTGCCGCCCTTCAGGGCCTCTCCGAGCAGGCTACCGCTGACAAAGAGGAGATCATCGGCATTGCCCAGGCGATCCGCGAACACGGCGGAACCTTCGCCATGGAATCCGCGATCAAGGGCATGGACGACTACGGCGACTCGATAGCCGACACCAAAGAGTGGTGGGAAATCTTCCAGCAGGAGGCGTACTCCGGCTGGGAGGTGCTCCGCGATCAAGCGAACAAGACGGGCCTGAGCATGTCGGAGATGTTCTCCGGCCGGTTCGGCAATGACACCGCCCTGGCCGAGCGCGCACTCGCCAAGGTGGAGGACCGTCTGAAGTCCTACACGTCCGAGGTGGAGAACTCCCGCCGGGCCCAGCGCGAACAGGGCGAGCGGGTGACCATCACCACGAAGACCATGGAGGACCAAATCCGGGTCACGGAAGAGACCCGCGACAAGATCAAAGACCACATCAAAGAGATTCGCGCCGCCGAGGAAATCGAGCGCGCCCGCCGCGAGGCGATCAAGGGCACCACCGAAGCAATCAAGGAGAGCCTTGACGCCGAGCGGGAGAAGACCTCCGGCGCGTCCAGCGTGATCGATGCCCAGCAGGACCAGATTCAGACTCAGCGTGACCTTGCCGACGCAATCAAGGAAGAGGGCCGCTCGCGCGACATCTCCACCGAGGCCGGATCGAAACAGGTGGATCTCTGGCAGCAGCTCGTGCAGGTCAAGAATGACGAAATCGACGCCATGATCCAGTCCGGGGCTACCGCTCCAGAAGTGGCGTCCAAGTACAACGCCATGTACTCGTCCATGCTTTCCCAAGCCCAGACCACCTACGGGCTGTCCAAGCAGGCCGCCGCCGACTGGCTGACACAACTTGGTCTTGTTCCGCCCGAGAAGGTGACTGAGCTTCGCGTGTCCGGCAAGGACAAGGCCATAGCCGACGGCAAGGAAGCAGCGAAGAAGGAAGAGAAGCCGGTCGATCTTACCGTGACTGGCGCGGACGGGGTGCAGAAGCAAATCGCCTCGCTTCCCTCTGATGTGCCGGTTCATGTCGGGGTGACCGAGCAGGGAACCGTGGGAATGACTCAGGCGGCTATCGACTCGATCCACGGCAAGGACGTGCGAGTCGGGGCCACCGAGGAAGGCACCGCCCGGATGACTCAGGCAACCATCGACCGCATACGCGGGCACGACGTGCGAGTCGGGGCCACTGAGCAGGGCACCGCCCGTCAGACCCAAGAGACCATCGACCGCATCCACGGCAAGGACGTGGATATCCGTGTCAACGTGCCCAACCTGTGGGCCGTACAGCAGGCGCTTGACGCCCTCACCGCGCCGCGCTCCGTATCCGTCACCGTCAACGAAGTCCCCGGAAGGCGGGTCGATCACTGATGACCACCGTCACCGCTCAAGTCCTGCCCGCCGTGGGAGCAATCCGCCTCACGATCACAGCGCCCTCCGGCGTCGTCGTGAGCAAGGTCCAGCGCTCCGACATCAACGGTCCCACGGCCATGCGCGTTCTGGCTGGGCAGCTCCCCTACACCTCCACCGGGGCCGAGTTGGTGCTTGACGACTATGAGGCCGCATCCGGTGCCGTGGTCTACACGATCACCGCCTCGGACGGCGCCGTGACTGTGCCTCTCACGCACCCCCTGGCCGGTGCGCCCTGGCTGGGCGTCCCGGTCCTGCCTCAGCTCTCCGTATCTGTGGAGAGCACCGCCGACTACGGGGCGGACGTGGAAGCCCGGGGCGTCCTGTTCGACGTGGCCGACAGCCCCTACCCGATCACGATCAACCGAGAAGCCACAGCTCGGCGCGGCTCCCTGAAGGTCTACGCCCACACTTACGCCGACGCCCGGGGCGTGCTCCGGCTTGTCCAGCGCGGACAGGTGATCTTCCTCCGCCAGACCGAGCATGACGGCATGGACATGTACTTCTCGCCGCGCCGGGCCTCCCTCGGAATCGAGTTGGCTGATGGGCCGGACTCCCGATTCTCCGTCTCCATCGAGTACGCCGAAGTGGCCCGGCCGCTCTCGCCCCTGTCCGGCGCTCTGGGATGGACCTACGCGGCCCTGAAAGCCGACCAACCCACCTACTCCGCCCTCCCGGGCACCTTCGCTGACTACACCGACCTCCGCACCAACTTCAGGACCACACCATGACCACATACCAGCCCCCGGCCCCATACCGGCCCGAGACCATGGACCTCGTGCGCGGCGACCACGCACAGCGAGTGTCCCTGACCATCACCTCCGGCGCGAGCACCTGGACGGTTCAGCCGCTCTCCGGCCGCCTCACCCTCTCGGAGAGCTGGGCACCCGGCGCGCGGCTTGAAGCCGACCTATCCGCCGTGTTCACCCCGGCAGAACTCCGCGCCCTGGACCCCCGCACGAAGCTCATTACCGCCACTCTCGCGGCCGGATACCTTCACGCCACCGGAGAGCTGGACGACTTCCCCGTGGCAACCGTGCTCATGGACGCCCGCCCCGTGCGGCAACCCGGGGCCGTGATGTCCCTGGCCGCTTCCAGCGAGGAAACCCGCGTGATCGAATCCCGTTGGATGGGTGCCGAGGCATGGCAACAGCACCTCGGGGTGGTCGAGTGCATCGAATCGATCCTCTCCTATGCCCGAGGCCGGGCGATCACGCTCGAAACCGATATCCCGCTCCGGTACCGCTCCGACCTGACCGCTTCCGTCCACCTGGAAACCGGGGCGTCCCTGTGGTCCGTGCTGGACGACCTCACCGCCGCCGCTGATTTGCGCCTGTTCATCACCGAGGCCGGGAAATGGGCGCTACAGGCCAAACCGACCGTGGCCGGCCTGGTGTCCGTCTACCTGTCCAAAGGGCGCGGCGGTATCTCTGGGGACAGCACCGACACCCTCGGCCGGGACGGCTTCTACGACGCCGCCGTCGTGACCTACAAATGGCGCGACGCGGGCGGGGTGGATCGTCAGATCATCGGCACTTACGGCACCCCGGCCGGGAAGGTGTACGCCACCGAAAAGGACTTTGCCATAGGCCAGTCCGCCGCGAACGCGGCCGCGAAGACCTACGTCCGGGCGTTGTCCACGCGCGGTTCTGGGTACGTCATTCAGGCCGTGGCGTGTTGGTGGCTCCGCCCCGGGCACACCGTGGAAATCACCATGGAAGACGACACCACCGTCCGGCACATTGCCCAGGAAATCGAATTCGACCTCACCGCATCCACTATGACCGTCACCACCCGTGAACCCTCCAACCTCGGAACGGAACCGTAATGACCTTCCCCCTTCCCTACACCAACGCCGCTGGGAACAACCCGTACCCGACGCCCACGGGCGACAGCGCGCCCGATGTCCCCTACGACCTCGGCCGCCTCCGCGACGCCGCCAAGACCGAAATCGACCTCATGGCTGCGAACCTTCCGTTCTCGCTCTGGGCAGGCCGTGTGACCGTCAGCATCGGGTCCAATCAGTCCAGCGCCACAGCGGCGTTCACGCTCCCGGCGCGGTTCACTCAGGACGCGATCATCACCGCCACCCCGCACATTAACGCCGGTATCTCGGCGGGCAAGCTCCAGCCCCAAGTGTGGCTGTCCAACGCTCCCCGTACCTACACCGTTCGTCTCCGCACGGGCGACAACAGCGCCACTGACGCGTCCTACTCCGTCGCCGTGGACATCATCGCCATTCAGGGCACCAACACCACCCCCGGGAGCTGACCCATGAACTACACCATCGACCGATCCCGCCGCGATGAGCAGTACACCGTGCCGTCCTGGGTCGCTGACATCTTCGGGACCCCCCGAGTCATCGAGTCCATCACGATCCACCACTGGGGCGTGGACGGGCAGACGCACGACGGCGTTGTCTCTTGGTTCGTAGACCAGAACCCGGACACCAGCGCCCACGCCGTGGTGTCAGACGGCCGGATCAACGAAATCGTGGACCCCGAGGACGCCGCATGGGCCGCTGGGAACGCCTACGGCAACGCCACCAGCATCCACATCGAATGCCGCCCCGAGGCCACAGACGGCGACTACGCCACCGTGGCGTGGCTCGTGAACTACTACCGCGCCAAGTACGGCACGGATCTGCCGATCTACCCGCACAATCACTGGACCTCCACGACCTGCCCCGGTCGCTGGGACATCAACCGCGTGGACCGGCTGGCCCGCGCGATCAACACCGAACAGGAGACAGACGAAATGCTCACCGCATCCGAAATCCAGGCCATTGCCCGCGCCGTCTGGGGCTACAAGAACCCGGCCCTGGAGCGCGCCGACGCCTACGCGATCCTCCGCGCCACCCGTGACCGGGTGCTCACCAACCCTGAGAGCGCGGCCGCGATCAAGGTCATTCGGGATCGCGTGACCCGGTACCTGGACTCCAAGACCTCCGAGGGTCTGGCACTGGACCGCGATCAGGCATCCGCCCTGGGAGACCTCCTGACCGCCCTGGACGGACAGGAGGCCCCCAATGCCTGATGCACCCAAGCGGACCATTGGCCCGGTCACGACGGCCGCGTCCGGCTCCGTCGCCGTCGTCGTCGTGGGCGGCTATATCCTCCGGACCGTCTGGGGAATCGATCTCCCCGCGGACGTGACCGGCGCGGCCGCCGTCCTCGTGTCCCTCATTGCGGGGTACCTCGTGCCTCCCCGAGGCGGTACCGCATGAGCCTACGCCGAACCGTGGCCGCCGAACTCGCCACCCTCACAGCCACGCTGGACGGGTACGCCAAGGACATGAACCGGCGCATGTCTACCGCAGAGCGGAGGCTGGACCTCCTAGACACTCGGACCATGCCGAAAGCCCCCACGCCGTGGTGGCAACCCGCGGGCGGCGTCGCCGCTGGCCTCGCCCTTGTGCTCACCGTTGCCGACCGGCTTTGGCGGTAACGCGCTGAGGGCAACAAGAAACCCCGCCCGGGATCCCGGACGGGGTTTCTTGCATGACCGGCTATTTGGCTCCGAGCCTCTCTAGGACCGAGAGCGCCCGCTGAATCGCCGCGAGAATGAGAAACGCGCCCACAACTCCCGGGATGACCCACGCGAACCACGCGAGGCCGCCAATCCACGCCAGCCAAGCTACGACGAGCAGAAAGACGCCCGCCGGAAAGTAGTCAGTAGCCTTGTTCACGGCTCCCCCTGTTCGTATGCGAATGACTCCCCCATTATGCCGCTGTTGGAAGAGTCAACTTGGCGAGACCGGCCGCGCGTCGTTCGTCGGTGACGAGGGTGTATATCTGGGTGCTGGCGACGCTCTCGTGTCGCATAAGTTCCTGGACGGTCCGGAGGTCTACGCCCTTCTGCAGGAGCGTGGTGCCGTACCAATGCCTCAGCCGGTGGGGGTGTCCAGTGACACCTGCGCGCTCCATCACCCGGTAAATGGCGGCACGGACGGCGGCGGGCTGTACCGGCCTGTCCGGGTGGACTGGCGAGGGGAACCACCATCCACGCCGGGGGAACCCGGCCGCGAGGTCAGCGACGGCCTCGTGAACGGGAAGCATGGCCGTCTTGCCGCCCTTGCCCGTCACCATCATCACGCCGTCCTGGAAGTCATCGCCGGACACCTTGGCAATCTCGTGCACCCGGAGGCCCTGAGCTGCCGCCAGGAGCACCATCATCCGCGTCTTGGCCCTCATGTCCACCGCGAGGATTCTGCGCATGTCGTCGGCCGACTGCGGGCGGGGCGTGGCCTTGGGCCGTTTCGGCTTCGGTGCTTTCGCGCTGGGGTCGTCCTCGCGTAGGCCGACGAGCATCGCCCAGGTGCAGTATGCCCGGATGCTGACGTAGTAGCTGTGCTTCGAGCTTGGTGCCAGTTTTGGCCGTCCGAGGTAGGCCACGATGTCCCGCGTGGTGAACCCGCTCAATGTGCAACCAGTGAGCTTCACCATGTGCTCTAGCGTGGCGCGTCGCTCTGTGATAGTGCGCTCACTCAGCCCTGCGGCCCTCTGCCACAATCCCCACTCTGACAGCTCTGCGAGCAT